ACACCTGTCAACCCCCAGGAACAAATTCTTTTGGAGTATACCAAACCTTTTGATGATGTATGCGTCCAAGCAGTTCTTGTATCTCACGCATTTCTGCTCTTAACTGTTCGCTGGTATCACCTTCAGCAATGGCTAAACCTCTACGGCCCGCCTTTGCTCTTAATGCTGATTCTATAACCTCAATGTCTCTTACAGTGAGTTTGAATTCTGTATTTGGCTTCAATCTGTGTCTCCTATACAAAAGAAAGCACCCGAAGGTGCTTTCCTGCTATGTTTGGTAACAAGGTCTAACTACCCCGTAGCGATCAAGCCGCTAATGCCATCTCTGGCGCATAATTGTCGTTTGCAATTATAATGTTTGACCAATAACGCAGTCATCCGGTTAACTCCACTTCACTACAACACTGGTCGATCCTAGTTCATCCCCATCATAGATACACTGCTTTCTACCTCTACAGTGGCCACTGCTTACGCTGGTATAACGTCCCACAGTGTATCTATGGTGGAGATGCGCGGTACTGCCCCGCGGTCCCATATGCTTTCATGTTGCTTCAACGCTAACAGTTTATTTATAACACAAGTTTATTTGTGTGTCAAACGTTTTTTTGCTTGACGTTTTGCCCAGGCTGCTTCAAACCCTAACTCAGCATATTGAGCTCTTTCGTGATTGCCCCATAGTCTACGGAAATATGATTCATATGTAGACATAATATCTTTATCACTCCAACTTTCAGGAATAAGTTGACCTTTGACCATCCAGTAAAAACGATTAGCTTCTTTGCGTTCAAAATATGTCATAAAAATATTTACAAAAAAAAAGGATTATAACGCTAACATACGCTATAATCCTTCGATTTTATAAATGCATTTTTTACATTGCGTTCTTTTTATCTTGAATTTCTGCGCGGCGGTTTTTAGTTAGTTTACCTAAATCACCTAGTGCTTTACGAGCACGAGTTGCTGCTGCTTTTACACCTTTTTCATCAAAGGTTTCGGCTTCTTTCAAGTAATTATTAAACGCTTGAACGATTTCTTCATGTAAAGTCATTATTTTTCTCCTGTAATAATAATATCATAAATGTCTTTCCAGTTACGTACCTTTGTTGCTTTTCCTGTATAAGTTTTATTATGTTCATGGTTAATTAAGATTCCATTTAATCCAAAATTTATACCAACATCTACGTTTTCTGGTTTATCTTCAATCCAGTAGCAACCACTACCTTCATAAACTGCTAATTCTTCGTCTTTGTCTGCACCTGTATCTAGATAAACGTATTTTTCAAATACAGTGTCTCCAAACATTTCACGCAAATTTTTAGTACGTAAATGTTGCGAATAATCATCATTACTTAAACTTGTGATTGCATGAAATATATATCCATGTTCGGTGTGCAGCTTCTTTACAAAATGGATTGCATCACGTAAAGGAGGAAGTTTGCGGATCCATGCACTTTCGTTAAACATACGAATTAGACGCTTTGTTTCTGTTTTTTCTAATCCGTATTTAACGTCCATTAAATAACAGCCAGTTTCTTTGACTGTGTAACCATGACGTTTCATCCATTGATCGAAACTATATTCCCAATCTAATAGTACACCGTCACAGTCTGTAAGTATTACTTTATTTTTCATTTTGCCTCTCTTAGCCTAAATTTTACTATGTATTATACTAACATAGTTTGAATAATTTGTCAACCTATTCGTTATGTTCCGTATCGTCTGAGCCTGATATTATTCTTGCTTTGTAAATTCCGTCACGTCCTACTTGGTCATCTACTCTTGCTTCTAATTTACCATTTACTTCAACTGTGCCGCTGCCTGTGATAATATAATCTTTATGTCCGCAATCTGTTTCTACACAGTCACCCACTCTAGCAACAGGACGACCGTTAATTTCTGTATCCGGGCTTCCTGTTATAATTCTTCCTTTGGTTGCAAGTGGTGGAGAATGGCTTGGATGAAAACAAGTTCCATCTGTTTGATCGTTTAATCTTGCACTAGGTTTTCCACTCATTAGAGGTATCCACCCGTGCGATCAACGCTGTCGCTGCTATAGTATCCTGAAATTCTAGCACCACCTGTAATGTCAGGTGACGGATTTGCTAATATCGGCGGTTCCGTTCTTGCAATCAGCGATTCAAATAACGGAAAAGCAGTGTTACATCTCGATATAATCAAATCTCTAGCATTGTCTAATAATGATGCGCCTGCGTCTGCAAGACTTTTTGCAGTACTTGCCGCGCTGTTTGCAACATTTGAAATCATATTTGATGTGACTTTTACAAAATCAAATTCATTATATTCAGCTTCGATTTTTGCTGCTTCGATTTGTTTTTTCATATCAATTTCAGTCTGTTTAGCAAGTTTTGCTGCGGCTAATAAATCTTTATCAAAGCCTCCTAACCCTGCTGTTGCTGCAACTGCTGATTTTTTTGCTGTTTCAACTATAGGACCAAACGGTTTCATTGCATTGTAATGTTCTTTAAATGAACGTTCATTTGAATCTGCGCCTGAAATAATATCTGTGGTAGGATTCATTGGTCCTAAACTAAATGTTTTTCCGCCTATTGTAATTGATTTACTTTTTGAAGGAGCAGTATATTCTGGTATACCAGATGGTAAGCTATCTGTTGTATCTAGGACAGGTTTTCTATAACCAATTACATTATTAGTAACGCCGTATTCTTCTTCTACATCTACTCTTGTACCAGTTCGTTCGTTCCATGCTTCTTCCCATTCATTTACAGGAAGATAATTTGTTCCTGCCACAATAAAGAGTTCGCCGCCATTAACGTTGTTTACACGAACTAGTCTTTCACTAGGAGATACAGTATTTGCTGCTACGGCTGTTTGAAATTGTACTAAACCTGGAAAAGTAAGAACATTATCTGTCGCTATATAAGGAACTTCTAAAATGTTATTTTCAATTTCAAACTGTTGATCTTTGGATATAGTTGTGTTACCAGTATTTGTTATTTCGTATCTATAGTAAGGATCAAACCCAGATTCGTTTTCATAAAGAACATATGTACTATTTACTTTTGACCCAGGTTCATAAGGAGAACCTAATCTTAAATTATATAATAGTGCAGGATTGTCTTGTCCAAACACACTTGTAAGTTCTTCAACAGTAACTCTAATATGGGCGGCGGTGTTGTATCTAATATTAGTTAATGTTACAGTATCAAACTGTTCTGGTTTTGGTTCTGCTCCACTTCTAGGATCACTGCGTTCCATTATGTTTGAGTTTTCAGCAATATCGGCAATAGCCGATGTAACTGCTTTACTTGCAGTTTTTGCAATATTTTTTGCAATATCTGCTGCGGCATTTAACATGCCTTCTTTGCCTGTCGCAATATTACTATTTGCTGTAGTAATCGCACTATTTGCAGTACTAAACGCCGAAGCAACTGGCGACATTATACTGTTGAATGTATTGATTATATTAGTAACAACTGCTTGGTGATATGCTCTTTGTTCTTCCCAATCTAAAGCATAGTCTCCATTCAAAATACCTAGCTCTAGGTTAAGAGTATTATTAAAGAAGGTATAATCATCTATAATTGATTGTTGTGCAGCAACATCGTCTGCATATCCAGGATCTACAGGATCTAAACCATCTATTACATCTTGTGCATTATCAATAATTGTATTGTTATCTGCTATTGTATTGCTATACCAACTGTTAGAACTTGCAATTTGCGCTTGTTCTGCTACGGCTCTGTCAACTGTTTCCTCATACGGAAGTAACTTAGCGTTTACTCTAGCAACTATGCCTTGCAATACTGGAACAATCGGAATCATTAACTGTGTTAAGTCACCTAGTTCTTTAAAGCAATCTCCAGCAGCAATAATTGCAACATCTTGTGCTGCCGCAGAAGTTTCATCTGTTTGCGCTGCTGTACTTTTGCCAGTATTTGAAATATCACCTGTGTCGAGGTTCATAGTATCGCACGAAGCAATACCTAGAGCTAATGTTTCAGAAATAATACTAGGTAATGATACTGGCATTTAGATCCTTTATGCTAACTGTATTCCAGAAGTGCTTGATACGTACTGCTTGGCCATTTCGCCGTCAGTTTTGTGAATTACCAAACACGCACTCTTATTTATTTTGATTTTTGCTTCTGGATTAATAGTAATTGCAAAAGGACCTAATCCAACGCCTTGAGCAGATGCTACAAGTTGCATTGGTTTTTCTACTGTGATTTGATTGTCGTTTTCTTCTACAAAACGAGCAACAATTTCTTCGCCTGCTGTTGTTTTAATTGTAATAGTGTCTGTTGCCTTGTAGGGTGTTTCAATTATCATAAAGTGTGTCCTGTTCCTGTGTAATTCGTTTCTTCTACATATTTTGTAAACTGTTCATAGCCGCCAACTTTTAGTCCATTGACAACAATCTGTGGGAATGTTCTAGCTTCTGGGAATTCTTCTAAAACTCGTTCACGTTCAAAGTCTTTGCCCAGTTCTAAATATTCAAATTGATATCCACGTTGTTCACAAAATGCTTTTGCTTTTGTGCATGAAGGACATGCTGGTTTACCCCAAATGTAAATCATAATGAAAATCCTTTTAAACTGTCTTTATCTACATCTTGCTTGATGCCACCAATAACATAAGACTCAACTTCTGTTTCTTGTGGAGCAACTTGCAAGCCTGAACTTGACAACCAGTGTTGTGTCCACGGTAATGGGTTTGTATTTACTGGCTGGTCAAAAATAGCGTTCAAGCCAATTGCCTTTAGACGACGATTTGCAATGTACTCTACATACTGGTGAAGTAGTGTAGCATTAAGTCCAATCATAGAACCATCTTTGAACAAGTACTCTGCCCAATCTTTTTCTTCTACAACACACTCACGCCATAGATCATAAACTTCTTCTTCACACTCTTTTGCAATCTTAGCCATCTCTGGATCGTCTTTGCCTTGTGCCCAAAGTTTCAATACGTGTGTGCTTAATGCAAGATGCTGTGCTTCATCACGAGCAATCAATGAAATAATCTTTGCACTACCTTCCATTAGCTTTAGTTCTCCAAAGCCAAACGTGCAAGCAAATGACACATAGAAGCGTAATCCTTCTAGAATATTCACTGTTTGCATCGCAAGATACAACTTCTTTTTAACATCACGCAAATTACCTTCTTTACGATGAAAATATGCATCAGCTGCTTCGTTAAACTCATCGTAGTATTTGGTAACGCTTTGAGCACGAGCAAGAATTTTTTCGTCGTCAAGTATTGTATCAAATACTTCACTCGGGTCTGCATACACGTTTTTCATAATATGTGTATAAGAACGTGAATGGATTGTTTCAAAAAAATCCCAAGTAACAATACAGCCTTCTAGCTCAGGCAGCGATACGTGCGGCAAAAATGCTAGGCATGGACCTCGACCTTGTACACTGTCAAGTAGTGTTTGATACTTTAGGTTAGCAGTAAAGATATGCTTTTGCTCAGGACGGAAGTTCTGATAGTCTGCTCTATCTTTTTGTAACGATACTTCTTCAGGCCGCCAAAAGTAACCAAGCATTGTTTGGTTAAGTTTGTCAAACACAGGAAACTTAAAAGTATCATATCTTTGTGTGTTTTGATCTGCTCCAAAAAACATTGGCTGTTTTGTGAAGTCTACTTTGTCTTTATTAAAAACTGTCTTTGACATTTTCTATCCTATAAATTATTACTTTTTTACTTTACACTAATTATTAAAATAAGTCAACCATTAAATTGCACATGCTTCGCATGCTTCTTCATCCTGCATATTATCTTGCATTTGTGTTGACATTAAAACTTCTTGTGGTTTTTCTTCTTCTAGTTCACTTGGATCAGTTTTGTAATCGTAAGTGTTTTGATAATAAGAAGTTTTCCATCCGTACTTGTAAGTGTTTAGTAAATCTTGTAACATTACACTCATAGGCACTTCGTTGTCAGGGTACTGTGTTGGGTTATAACTCCAGTTACCTGAAATAGCTTGATCAAAAAATTTCTGCATGACTGCAACAATATTGATATATCCTTCGTTGCTTGGCATGTCCCATAGTAGGGTATAGTAGTTTTTTAACGACTGATATTGTGGAACAATCTGCTTTAGAGGTCCTTTTTTAGATTTTTTAACACTTAGATATCCACGTGGCGGTTCAATGCCATTTGTTGCATTTGACACAACTGAGCTCGACTCGCTTGGCATCTGTGCGCTTAGTGTACTATGACGTAGTCCATGATTAACAATATCACTGCGTAGTTCTTCCCAATCATAATTCAATTTGTGTGGAACAATAGTATCAACATCTTTTTTATATGTATCAATTGGCAGAATACCGTCTGCATATTTTGTACGATCAAATGCATCACATGCACCACGTTCTTTAGCAAGTGTATTGCTTGCCTTTAACAAATAGTACTGAAATGCTTCTGTCAAATCGTGTACCAATTTCCATGCGCCTTCGTCTGCATAGTTTACTCTATGTTTAGCAAGATAGTGTGCTAAGCCAATGTATCCTACACCTAATGAACGACGAGCCTTTGTTGAAATTTCTGCCGCCTTGATTGGATAGCGTTGATAGTCAATTATTTCTTCTAGAGCACGAACAGCTAAATCGCATAATTCTTCTAAATCATCTAAACTTTTAATAACACCTACGTTAATAGCACTTAGGATACATAATGCAATCTCACCTTGTTCATCATCAATGTGTTCCAATGGCTTAGTTGGTAGTGTAATCTCTTGACACAAATTACTCATGTATACAGGATCTTTAAATGAACTGTGTGTGTTTGCATGATCTACATTCATAATGTAGATACGTCCTGTTTCTGCACGTTCTTTAATTAGTGCTGAAAACAATTCCATTGCATCAATTTTCTTTTTCTTAATACTTGTAGCACGTTCGTACTTTTCGTATAGATCTTGGAACTCGGCTGGATCGCCAAAGTATGCTTCATATAGTCCTGGCACATCGTGTGGTGAGAATAAAGTAATCTCACCTCCACTTAGTAGACGCTCGTACATTGTTTTGTTCAATTGTATTGAATAGTCTAGTTTACGTACACGATTGTCCTCTGTGCCTTTGTTGTTTTTTAGCACTAAAATGTCTTCGATTTCTTGATGCCAAAACGGGAAATGTACAGTTGCACTGCCGCCACGCACACCATTCTGTGTACAGCAACGTACTGTGCTTTCGAATTTTTTAAGGAACGGAATGATACCTGTGTGTGCAACTTCACCGCCTCTAATTTTTGAGTTTACTCCACGAATGCGTCCTGAATTGATACCAATCCCTGCACGTTGCGCTGTATAACGGCCAATAGCCATATCGCTAGCAAATATGGAGTCAAGAGTATCATTACTATCAACCAAGACGCAACTAGCAAACTGACGAACAGGGGTACGCACACCAGCCATAACGGGTGTAGGTATGTTAATTCTAAAAAGTGAGGTCGCATCATAATATCTCCTTACATAGTGCATTCTATCTTCTTTTGGATAATTAGCAAACAATGTTGCTGCAATCATCTTATACATAAACTGGGGAGTTTCAAAAATTTCACCTGACGAACGATCTTGTACTAGGTACTTGTCTACAACTTGACGTAGTCCTGCATAGGTAAAGTTTTCATCACGTTTGTGATGTAGGTAACTGTCTAATCTATCAATTTCTTCGTTAGAATATAAATCTAATATTTCAGCATCATATACACCTCTTTCAATATTGCGCTGTATCATCTCTTTAAACGAACATGCTTCAAACTGTCCAAATACTTGTTTGTTAACTCCATAACTAAGCAAACGAGCTGCTGCATATTGATAATTAGGTGTATCTAAAGAGATAAGATCGTTTGCACTGCGAACAAGAACTTCTTGTATTTCATTAGTACTCATGCCATCATAAAATTGAATGTTTGCATTCATCTCAATTTGACTTGCACTTACACCGGCTAACCCTTCGCATGCATGCATAACTACTTTGTGAATTTTATCAATATTTAGGTGTTCTTTTTTGCCGTCACGTTTAACGATCATTGTTCCATTAGACATTATTTTTCCTCTTTCTATTTTGATATTTAGTGAATTGGTAGCATGACATGTTCAAATTGCGAAATAAAATTTTCTGGTAATTCATTTTGATGAACATGCGAGTCTCCGTTGAATCCCACGACACGATCATCTACGTACAACAAATAATATGTTGAAGAATTTTCTCTGTCATGTGTAATATGTATCTTGTAAGATGCTTGGGATAAAACATCAGTTAATTGCAAGGTGTAACAAATTGCAAGAATCTTAACAAAGGAACAATAATTATTTTCCTCTAAGAGCTCCCATGGATCAGGCCATGTGCTAGGAGTATAAGGGTCAGTTGCTATAGTAACTAAAGGTGCATTATTATAAAAGTCTATTGTATCTTGAATAGGATCTTTTGACATTTCGAGAGACTCTCGAAAACTTCGCCAGGTGGTTAATCGGTCTTCAAAATTAAGTTGAAACATTTAAGATTTTGTGGTTACTCTATAACTAATTATTGCGTCATCGTTTAGTGTAGAGTTTAACACATTTAGGTCCAATGTGTCAAGTATTAAATCACTATCGTGATTATTCATTGTTACAGTAAAGTTTAAATTATCATCATTGTTGCTATCTGTTCCGATCCAATCATAGTCGTCTGTTATTTGTGTTATGTTGTTAACTGGATCTAGAGTTATATGTAATGTGCCTGAGCGAGTAGCAACTATTTGAGAACTTTTATATATGTAATCTACAATAATAGATTTATTAGTGTCAGCTGCAAATCCAATAAGTTTTGTAGGTGTAGGTAGGTTGCCAACTACTACATTATTAGTGTACGGCATTTGTACAATAGAATTACCTGCTACTTCAGGATAATATCTTACTTCGTGATAATCACTATTGATTCCTAAATCTGTAGATCTTTGAAACCAATCGCCTATGCTCTGATTAAAACTTGCTGCAAAATCTATAATAGATGCATGAGCTTGACCAGAATTGCCGCCTTCATTGCCTACACTAAAATATCTATTATTTTCACTTACATTATTTTCTCCGGTAGTAACTATAAAACCTGATAGTTTAATTTGGTTGAAACTACTTTGTTTAATTTTTGTATGCGAAGGACCAATTTGTTGTCCTGGAGATCCTAGAATAGTTTCACTACCTAAATCAACACCTTTTTCAAGTTCATAAAAACTGCAATCTTCAAAGCTGTTATTAAAGATATCGTCATTACTTTTAATACCGTAAAATTTATTTTGTATTTTTATATTTTTAAATTGATTGTTTGACGATGGAACAGCTAAACTAATTGAATTTAATTTAATAGCTATATCATCTTCAGTACTAGGAGTAAAGAAACTGTAAGGTCCTGTAAATTTAATGTTTTCAAAAATGCTATTTTTACAGCAGTCAACAGTTAAAGAAGAATGTGCTCCGCTTTCGATAGTAACATCTTTAACTGTTATATTATTTGCTTGATTTAAACTTGTTGTTAACGTTCTATCTGGTGCTGGTTCTCCAGGAACTCCTAATGAACTAACAGTTTGAAACACTGTGTCCATTGCACCAGTTGCTCTAAAAATTGTTTTATCTATGCCTGCACCAATTATTGTAGTTTGTGGCGGAATATAAACAGTATCAGAAATTAGATATACTCCGGGTTCAACAAAAAGTTTCACTCTTGATCTTTCTGTACCTTTTGTAGATGGACCTAAATATAATTGTTCTAATGCTCGTTGTAGGATTTCTGTATGATCAGTTCCGTCACCGGTAGCTCCAAATGAAGAAAGATTTACTATTTCGTCTAGTCTTGCTTGAAGAGTTCTTTCAGTAGGTGAATTTGCTGTAGAACCTGTTTGTATAGTAGAACCATTTTTATATATGTATTGGTCTGCGAGTTGAAATAGATCATCGTGCTCTGTTAGAAGCTTAGTATTGCCTACGTAAGGTGCGCCTTCCGATACTGCGCCGTTGCCTATAAATATTTCTTGTGAATCAACTGCCCAACCAAACTCTCCTGACGCTAGTTGTGGTAGTTCAGTTCTTCTTCCTCTTCGGATTTGTATTCTTGATATTGATACAACAGCCACTTGTGTCTCCTACATATTAATTATATGTATTTATTCAATTAAGGAAGTTGTCTTTGTTGTCGTAAACGATCAAAACCTTTTATTCGTTCTAATTCACGCTGTTGCTGTTGTTCACCGTCTTCAAAGTCATATGTATAATCTTCTATAAGTTCTAGAGGCTTGCCTACACCTTCTATGTAGTAGTCCTGTTCTGCTAGTTTGCCTCTTGGTGCGGCATCGCACTTATCATCCTCGCAGTTAATAAGACTTACATCATATCTTATACGGTTAAGGTGATAAGCAGCGTCAGCATAGTCACGATATCCTCCTGGATCATCCTTTGGTGACCATTTGTCAACGCCGCCGTATATGAGATCACCATACATTTCACCACAAGTAAGTCTAGAGTTGTGATGTCCTCTTTCACCAGAGTCATATGACATTATATCTGGAAAACTTCTACCACACAGCGATTCCCACCCATGACCAAACTCGCTCCATATGTATCCGCTATTAGCATAGGCTCTATTCTCAGGACCATGTGCTAATCCTACTGAGTGTCCTATTTCATGTAAGTCTGTATATGCGCCGCATCTAGATCTGCTGACCGGAGTTCTGTTAGTGTTTTCTGGAAAATAGGTATTAACATATGCGCAACCACATGTATCTGGGCATACAGATCCTACACCTATACCAACGTCAGCACTAGTTTCATTTTGAATAATACTTTTAAGACCTCCATTACCATGATAATGCATACGACCTACGTTACCTTCCTTGAGTACATAACGTATGAATATGCCTGATCTTTCATATGCTTCGTTATAGGTATTGACTGTTTTTTGAACTTTGTTCCATTCAGGTGATCCTTTCTCAAAAAGTTCAGTAATATGAGATTGATGATAGTTTTGATCAGAAGAATCTTCTCTGTCATAAATGAAGTATGCTAGTTCCCACTCTACTATTTGATCATCATCCTCCCCGTAGTAAATATATCCTTGTGTAGGGCCGCTGTAAGCGTAACCTTGACAGTCAGGTGCATAACCAGTGCCGTCTTTGCCACATCTGGGTTCCTCTACAATGTTAAACAGTATCTGTTCACGACCTAAGGTAAGAATACCTTCGCCTGTTTGACCAGTACCGTAAATAAGTATGTTGTTGCCATCGCGTTCTATGTGTCCAAGTGTAGTAGAAGCATGTTCCATGCCCCAAGGCTCTTCACGTCCTAAAAAATCTGTGTAGATTACATTGATCACAGCAGGTTTAAATCTATCACCCTCTGCTTTCTCTAACTCTAACACAAGTGTTGGCGGCTCCCAGCCACACTCTACAGATTGATTGTCCTTTTCTGAATAAGTGCCGCCGTTGCCGTCAGCATACTGGAACCATTTTACACCTGGATAGTTTTTTGAACATCCTTCACGTAACAGTGTACCTGCTTCTGGAACAGGAGGTGTGTACCCGCACTGTTTTGAACTGCCAGTCACACTTGTTATAACGCCGCCATTTCCGTCAGCAATTTTTTCAATTAGAGTTGTGCCATCGCAAGACCATTTAATAACTGTGCCTTGTTCTGGATGTGTTGGCGGCTCAAGGCCACAATAAGTTGATATAAATCCGTAAAGGAAAAGGGTGTTACATAGATTGGTAAACATAGCAGACTCCTTACTTGCTTATGTCAGCAAATGATAACGCCGTAAGTCTGCTGTATTTTCTATTTAGCTTTTTATATAATTGTATACAATATCTGCTAACTTCTTATGTCCTGTTTGATTCATATGAAGATGATCTTTAGGTAAATGATTTTGAAATGCATCTGGAATAGAAATAAATTTTTGTTTATAGTAATCTATAAAATCTTCCTCATTAGTTACAGGTCCATAACCACCTGCTTTTACAAAGTATAAATTATCAAACCCTTTGTCTTTCATAAAACCCTGAAACATATTGTGCATCATTGTAAAATTTTCTAATTCAAAATCTTCATTTATAAATCTTGTATAATTTTTAAAGAATTTTTTTTCCGCACTTGTATAATCATTAAATGTATGTGCATCCATTTTAAATTTAATGATTGCACCGTCGTCATTATATTTTTCTACAAGGTAAGTTTTTTTAGATCCGTATAAAGGACGAGATTTTTTTTGATACGGTGACCAAAATTCGTTTCTAATAGTTTCAGTATACTGAACAATTACAGTATCATTATTACAAATTATATTATTATTAATAAGACCAAAAACTTTTCTCCACATACGCCAATTACTGCCACAACCAGATGCTTCGTGAATGTATTCATGTTCTAATTTTTCTGAAAGAATTTCTCCCCATGCCTTATCAACGTGTGTATAATCACTTACAGAACATCCAAGTACAACAAGTTTAGGCATGATTTTCGTAGTATTGTTCACAGCGTTTCCACCACTCTTGGGCCCAGTCGTCGAATTCGTCTGGCCAAATATCAAACTGTTGATATTCGCCTGCACGACTGCACATAAACACATGTCCTTCACGTATATCAGTACCGTGTACTTCATTATGTGCTAGTGCATAAGCCGTCAACTGCAAGAAGTAATCGTATACCCATTCTAGTTTTTTAGGTTTGTTAGTTTGTTTGAAGTCCATAATACAAGGTTGGCCTTTGTATTGTCCTACAAGGTCAGTTGTGCCTGCGTAGATACCAGGAACATATAAAGGCACTTCACTGCCCCATATTTCATCAACATCTACCATTGCTTGCTCTTTGATTTGGGTTGCCATCATGTGTGCTTGTTGAGCATAAGGATTGCTGCCCGGGTCTGGCCACTCACCTGTATCTATATAATCTTCTAGATACTTGTGCATTCTAGTACCTACACCTGCGGCTTCAGTTACAATCTCTTGTGCTTTCTTCTCGCCTACACGTTTCTTCCAAGCAATAAGATGTGTTTTGTCTTTGGTTGCATCTAGAATAGTAGTAACACTTGCAACAGGGGGAGAACCGGGGGCCGCATATCTGCGTTTTCCATCTACTTCGACCCGCTTTAATTTTTCGTAGATGTACTTTTCTGTTATAAGACTCATGTATTAATTATACTATCAAAGGTCTTTTAAGTCAACCGCATTTTTTGCCATTTTGCCTACAGTGTCGCTAGGACGTCCTGGGTTTCCTGGCAATTTATCTAAGTCGTCTGCTTCGCTTGATTTGAATTCAATTTTGTTTTGATCAAAATTTGTAACTAGATCTTGTAGTCTTGAATCAGCATCGTATGCTGCTTTGAATGTTTCGTAATCAAAGTTGCCACGACCTTGATTCTGCATAAATTTATCTAGTTTTTTCATAGATAAAGCGGCAATACCTGCCGCTTTTTGTTGGCGTAAAGTCGTGTAGATAAACTCGCTATCTACACCTTCAATTACTTTTTTTTTGGACGTTCTACGCTTTCACGGGTTTCACGACCCATTTCTTCATCGCCGCCTGCTGCTGCATCGCTAGCTTCAAAGTCATCTTCTGCGTCCATTTCCATGTCATCCATATCATCTGTTGGTTCCATGTCCATGTCATCGTCGCCCATAGTGTCCATTGGTTCAGCTTCTCCAGTTAGCATACCAACACCTTGTGTTAGTGTGCCGCGTGTAGTTTCCATTGCTGCATACATAGCTTCTAGTGCAGGTTTAACTGTAGAGGTAAATGTTTCAGCTTGCTCTGAACCCATTTCGTCACGAATAGCATCTGCTAGTTCTAGCATAGATTCTGTTTGCATTTCTGCTGTATCTTCCATCCATCCAGTAACTCTATCAACCATGTCCTTTGCAGCCATTACTAATTCTGCTTTATCTTCTTCGCCTTCGTTTACTCTTTCTACTGCTTCGTCAATTGCATCAATAATATGATCATCTCTTTCTGCAATAGCTGCGTTTAATACATCTAAGAAAAGTTTATTCTTCTGATATTCAGCAGTTTGCACACTATCAAAACTTTCAGTAGTTTCAACGTTAAAAACTCTTGTTCTAATCTTGTTACGAGCATCCATTAGCTGCTCTGTAGTAAATGAATCGATATCAATCTTAGAACCAAACTTTTGTGCAAGACTTTCGTTTAGCTTCTTAGCAGATACATTTGTAAATTCTTTTAGGTTCATGGTTACTCATCCTATATTATATGTTTGTATTTATCTTTAACCAAAGATATATGACTCTAATTGACGTTTGATTTGTTTGGTATAATTATGTGCAATATCTAATCTTATTTCACGTACTTCTCTATAGCTGTTATCTTTGCTGTTTATCATAGAATTTTTATAAAATAGAGAATCATTATAATGTTTTAGTAAATCAGCATCTAGTTGTAGAATTCGGTTTGTTGATTTACCTTTGATTAGTGCTTTAGTTAATGCTATTGCGGTGTATTTAAAGTTAACTGAGAAAAGTCTACGATTTTCGGAAATATCAAAGATATTATATTCCCCTTTTTTATTTTTTCGAATAACATAATTTTTTATTCTAATAGAATTTTGAGAAACATAAGGAATATCTAGATCTCTGATGCCATTTTCAATTACATCTTCTAAATCTTTTGCAATTTTTTTAGATATCATTTTTCATTACCATAACTTGGTTGTTGTACAGTATTTTACTTACCACACTTTTACGAATCAAGTTATCAATAATGATTTGTTCTCTCTCTTGGAATGTAGACAAAGGAACAAGCCCATTTAAGGTTTCCAAGAGAGATTTTTCCTCGTTCGTTGTGTATATAGAAAAATCTGTTATGAGCTCATTTAATTTCATTTAATACTAGCCAATTGTTGTTGTAACTGTTTTAACTGCATTTGAGTTGATTTAATTTGATCTTGTATTTGTTTCTTTTGTTCTTGTTTTGCTTTTTGCGCTTCAGGAGAATTAGCATCAGGTTGACCCATAGGTTCGCCTACACCAGCATTTTGATTATTCATCTTTTTTATTTGCTGCTGCATTTTTTGTCCAGATGCAGATAAAGGCGGCAAACTTGAAACGCCGCCTGCTTTTTCTGGTGGTGGACCGCCTACTACTTCAGATAACTTCATCTTCTAGCTCCTCTGCGCTTATGAGGTTTAATTCTTCTGCGACCTACATTTAATCTTTTGAGTTTTTGGCTTGCAGGATTAGTTCTTTTAGTTCTACTTCTTTTAATATCTAATGTTTTACCTTTAGATCGTCTAGTTTTTTTAAGAGTTACACTTGCTTTAACATTTTTTGGTGCATTACAAGTAGCTGCTTTTGCAACAACTCTACCTTTTCTTGGTCCGCTTGTACAACGATACTTTCTTACAGTTTTGTTACCGCTTTTACCAAATACAGTTGTGATACCTTCGACAATTTCTTCAACAAGCATTAACGTCTCCTTGAAGCTTTGTTCATTGATTGTACTCTACGACTAGCAGGGTTTATTCTTTTTGTTCTACGTGCTTTTCTTGCCATTCTTTTACCTAGTCTTGCTTTTGTTCTTTTGAGAGTTGCACGTTTTTTTGGATCAGGTGCAGCAAAACAAGCAGAAATCTTTGATACAATTCTATTTTTTCTAGGACCACTAGAACAACGATACTTGCGCACTACCTTCTTACCAGAACGTGCCCAAGTCTGCGCTTCTTCTAAATTTTCGTCAATAAAAAACTCACGTAATAACATATAGTTATTTATCGTGAGCGAATTAGAACTTCATTAAAATTACAATAAGTGTAGAAAGTAACCCTGCAATTACAGTACCTGCTGTACCTATTAAAACTTTTGTCATTGACTGATGCCCAGATTTAAGATCTGTATGTATATCTCTTAAAGTACTTTCAACGACAGTTAGACGGTTATCAAGATTTTGATAACGCAAAGCGCACATATCAACATGTGCTTCTAGGTTTTGTTTTTCTAATGCTGTAGTGTCTTTGATTTCAGACATTTATATCTCCGTATAAAGTAAACTCGAAGTTGGCCTTTAGTTTGTGAAATGCCTGAATGTTTTTTTGCCCTATGTATCTATTTATCATTGATGTTATAAAATACTATGTTTTTCTTACCATTTTGAGAAATAAAAACATCGTTTTTGAACTTTACTGTTTCGTCTAAATTTGTTATTACTGGAACTAGATTAAAATCATTAGTTAACATTTCTACATTAAGTGCATCTTCATATTCAATATCAAATATAAAATTCCAAACTTTTTGTTTATTTTTATATGAATTATCTAATCCAACTTCACTTGGTACAATTTTTTCAACATTAGGTGCTTTAATATATGTAGGATTTACTCTAAGTCCAATTGTTTGGAGTACAGTTAAGAAATTCTGTTGCTGACGCATTAACTTAGGATCTTCTCCTCTTCTAGCCCTTGTTTCAGTTATATCTACCAGTGTGTAAAGTTCGAATTTCATATCGTATTTACAGACATAAAAAAAGAGCCCACATAAATGTGAGCTCTTTGATGTGCCTAAGCACGGTCCCTAAGGTAGTTAGGAATTAGTAAGTAAATGCGTCTACTGTAACGGCTGAAAAGTCAACGCCATCAACAGTTGCAGCTACAGCTTGTAGAACATCTTCTAGGTGAGCAGCAACAGTTTCGCTGTTTGTGCCGTCATATGTGTCAGTACCGAAAGTACCTTCTAGAGCCATACGTACACCGTCAGCAGTTGCGTCTGAATCTTGTGCAGTACCCATCATTACGATGTTGAAGCCTGAGCCTTGGATTACTTCAGCTGCTTTTTCTACAGCACCGTTTACGCCAAACTTAGCTGAAACGTCAATGCTGTTAAAGTTAACACGAATGTGTGTTAATGAACCTGTAGTGTTAACACTAGTTGCTACACCACCATTTGCTTTTGTTACTTCTGCCATTTTATTTCTCCTATAATCTCTAATGGCAAGTCGTTCTTCTCTACGACTTGTATGTAATTATTTATCTAATTAAAAAAAAATATAGGATTTAGCGTGTTTTTTTAGCTCTTTGTTGCAGAGCACGTAATTGTTGCACATAAGCAGGGCCGCCTTGCACAATATCGTCTATCATTTGTATTGCTGGAAGATAAGCTTGCACCATATTAGAACTTGCTGCTTTGCCGTCTTTTGCCATTTCTAAAAACTTTTTAGTAAGGGCTAGGTTTTTTGAGCCAACTAAGTACTTGTATAGTGCAAGATCACCAGGCTGTGTTGCTATATCTGGACGGCTAACAGTTGGTTCAGGATCAGTTACATTAGTTTTTTCTAGGTCTTTTATCTGTGCAAACTTTTCAAAGTCTTCAATTATATCAGAACTTCTTAATTTTGCACGAACAGCAAAAATTAATCTAGTAACTAGTAATCTTTTATCTGCTCTAGTAAGTTTGTTGTAACTAACTAAATTCCTACGAATAGCTTTATAATCAGTATTAGTTATATTTAATGCGCCTTCAAGTTTAAGTAATAATTGACTTGTTTGCGTAGGTTCTTTGCCTTGAGCAAGAGCATTAATATGTCTGTTTATTGCTGCTACAGGCAATATAGTTTTTGCTTTAAGACGTTTTGCTGCACCAGGATCTTTGAGTTTATCTTGGGCACTGTCATCTCCTACAAGGAAATAGATAAAATTATATAGGTCAGTGCCCATTATACGATAAAATTTATAAAGCTCAAAACCTGATGTTTTTTTACAATAACGTTGTACATATCCTTTAAAGTCAGGATACTGTCGCATAGTTTCTAAAGCCAGCAAAGTCAAGTATGCTCTTTCTCCACAATCAGTGTATGTCAGCTTTTTAGAGCTGCCATTATCTTTTGTCATTCTTGACTCGTGCAGGTCTTTAATAAAGTTCATTAACGTCCTCTAGCTCTCATATCAGCTTGACGTGCTATTTCGTCGTCATCCGGTCCGTCCATATCATCTTCTGGTTCATCTGTAGGTTCTTGTGGTTCCGGCATTGCAACAGCTCTAGCTTCTTTTGCTTTTGCAATAATTTCAGCAAGTTCATCTTTACTTGTTATACCTGCTTTTTTAAGAGCTTCCCCGGGTGTACGAGCTCTGCCACTTGGTAATTCAGATAGCATTCCTCCTAACATATTTGCTTTATTCCATAGTTCGTCATCTGGCCACTTAACACCTGATGATGGTTCTATCGAATTAGTAATTTGACGACCTAACTTACGCTCTGCTTGAAACTTGTTCGCATCAGGATCGTAAATTGAGGCGCGATCTGCTTCTGTTACTTCATTTATTTTCATATCTATTTCCTTAGTTTGGTTGCCAACGTCCTCGTGGCACTAGTTTAGTTTTTGATCCGAGGGCTACATAACCTTCGCCGCCCTTTTCGCCTTTTGTTGTTGCCTTAACGTCTGCGTCAGCATCGTCTAATTGATCTATGATGTGATCCTTGACAGACATGATTTGTTTTACAAGACCTAGTATAGCATCTAAGCCTCCTGTTTGTTTATTTAACTCTGCTAGTTTAACTTGCTGTCCTTGGCTTACTTTGCTGTTTGCAAGCCAAGCAAAGAAGTTTGCTTCTAGTTTGTCTAATTGCTTTGCTTTACCCATTTGGTTAACATATGTGTAGATAATACCTGCAGGATTACTTAATCCTTTTGTACCTTGTAGGAATGTATCTATTGCTTGAGCCTTACTTTGCACTCTTTTTCTTATGTTGTCAACCTCTTTTGTATCTACTTTTGGCTGGTGGGCAACATAAGTTTGTCCTAGCACTACTGCGTCTTGCGAATTTAATTCATTTACATCTTTAATAGGTGTGCTTGATTTACTACCCCATTCGTCAAATTTTGTATGAACTACTACACCCACTTTTGACTTCGCTATGCGGCCCCCGAGTGGGCTTCGTGTGTCGACTGTGTATTTGACGTTGTTAGGTTCAAATTCTACTGCGCCGTCAGTAGTGCTAAAAGGTTTACGTGGGCTGTATAATAAGTCTCCATACACATATCCACGAAAGTTTGGAGGTGTAGCTGCTTTCATTATGTTAAACACTTCTGCCATTTCTTCGCCAAAGTCTTTGCGCCACGGTTCTTCTTCTACACCTTTACCTGAATTTTGTATAAACCTTGATAAATTTTCTGCACTTGTTGATTTGTTTCTGCCCCAGCCGTTCTTACCTACAAGAACAAATTGTCCATCTGGTTCACGCCCCCAATAGATAGTTGGGTTTCCGTCCCATTTGATAGCAACATCTCCTGAGTCTGAGCCTAGCTTTTCAAGTATGTCTGCTGCTTCCATTCCGCCTTGTGATCCTTTTGTAAACACAAGATCTTCTAGGTGTTGGTACTCACGACCTACCTTTGCTGCTTCTGTAAGACTTTCGCAAACACATGGTTCTGCGTTACATTTACCGCACACCCAGTCTTCTTTCAATATACGAAATTCTTGAAATCTCATTTTACTAATGCTGCCTTAAGTGTTATTATTCTGTTTAGTTGTTTATCTGCTAAAGATTCAGCAGGTTGTATTTTCTTTTGTTTCCAAGTTGGATTTGCTTCTGGGTCGGTTTCGTATTTGTCTACAATTGCTTTTGCTTCTGGATTTGCCTTAACAATGCTTTCAACGCTACCTAGGTCCTTGCCTGTAGCATTAGGACCTAACAGTTCCTTTGCAATCTCGTCCATATTATTACTGACAAGTTCATTAGTCTCTCTATTAATTAGGCCTTTATATGGGCTCCACTTCATGCCTTTTGCTTTTGCTAGATCGGCAATCATCATTTGTTTGTGTATGCCCTTGTATGGCGATCCTTTTGGTAGATCGTGTACATGGAACTTCTGTGCTGTTTCGCCGTTGTCAACAACCATAATGTCAACCTGTTGTGCTGCTCCGCCTACTTTAGTTTTAACGTGTACGCTTGTACCTGTTTTCTTTGTATCAAATCCTGCTTGTTGGAATAGTTGTTCTAGCTCAACTCTTGCTGCTTTTGCGTCTTTAACTTGGAAGTGATCTGCGAGTTTGCCAGCATCAATAATCATATCTAGATCGCCGCTGCGCTTACCAGAAGTAGGTGTTGCGCCTGATCCAATTGGCAATGCTTTTGCTCCTGTTTTTGCCAACACACTATTAACCTGTTTCATCATATCAGGAATTATAGCTTGATCAAAGTCTTCAGTCTCGTCTGGCCAAATATTGCCGCCTTCATTCAATTTCGTCATCTATTTTTTTACTCTCTATTATTCGTTGCATTGAGCGTTTAAATTTTCTAGGATCTCCACTTTTAATACTGTTTAAAAATCTACGTTCTAATTCATATGCTGTTTCATCTTCGTATAAATTATGTATACGACTAAGTAGATTGATGGCACTCTCAATAATATTATTGGCTGTAGAATCAATAAAATAGTCACTGTCCTTGTTGCCATGAACATTATTAAGCTCTTCAAGTATAGATCTAGTACGTTTTTTCATTACATTAAGTCCTGTTACAGTATTTAGTGTAAACTGCATATAAATATTACAAACATTGGAGGGTAAAACATTGTCTATAATAAAATTAAGTTTTCCAGAGCGTTCATTATTATTTGCCAAACTGTCTGAAATTTCATATAATGATAACATCAAGGAAGTAAAAAAGCAAGTAAAAGAATTAGGGTTTACAGAAGTAGAATTTTATAACAAAGAAGGAGCACAAGCATATCGTTTTGCAAGCAAAGATGATATGGTTATTGCATGTCGCGGCACACAACCAACACAATGGAATGATATTAGTGCAGATCTAAAAGCAGTTCCAGTTGTAGCAGAGACCATAAGTCGTGTGCATCAAGGATTTAAAGCAGAAGTAGACGAGTTATGGCCAATGGTAATGGCAGACCTTATGTCAAAACAACCTAAACAAAAACTATGGTTCTGTGGACATTCACTAGGTGCTGCAATGGCAACTATAATGGCAAGCCGTTGTTTGTACAACACCAAAGTTCCTGATCCTGAAGAATTATACACATACGGTTCTCCAAGAGTAGGCTGGAAGGGTTATGTAGTACATCTTGGAGTAAAGCATCATCGTTGGGTAAACAATAATGACATTGTTACCACAGTGCCTCCTAGGTTAATGGGATACAGACACCACGGAACAGAACACTATCTAAACGCATATGGTAATGTAAGAAAACTTACTGCTATGCAAAGGTTCAAAGATCGTATGCGTGGAATGTGGATGGGTATTAAACGTGGCGGTATTGATAACTTCTCAGATCACTCAATGACCAACTACATAAATTATTTAGAATTTTACGCTAAAGGCAAAGAAAACTCACAGCACTAAGACTTTCGTATACGGTTATTGTATGCAATAGCTTCTTGTAAAATACTCAGCTCAACGTTATCTCGTTGAGCTGTTTTTACGAGTGCTGATGTATCTTTAGGGAAACAGTGTCCACCAAAACCACGCTGCTCTGTAACCTTAGTGTGGCTATCTCCAATGCGAGGATCTATACCTGTATAATGTGCAACTGCTTCATAGTCTACATCTATTGCTTCGCATAAATCATACATCTGATTAAAGAACGCAACTTTAAGTGCTAAGAAACTGTTGCGGGCATATTTGGCAAGTATAAGTGCTTCTGGGTCGCAAACCTCAGTGTTCAAACAAAATACATCCTTCCAAAAATTACAGCCTTTGCCTCCTATGAGCAACTTGTCAAGATTCATTATATCTTCTTCCCAAGATGCTTCTCTCAAAAATTCTGGTGAAAATGCAATAGTTCTATCTGGGAATGTATCCATTAACATTCTCCAACCTTCTACACTAATAGTAGATTTTATTAGTATAGGAACATCTGGCGATGATTCTATTACATCAAATATGTTTTTCATTTCGCAGCTGCCGTCATTTCGTGGCGGAGTTGCTACACAAACTATAACGCCTTGTGTGTCTTCTGCAATAGGGAAGTTCCAGGCTGCATAAGCTGGATCAACTATATCAATTTCGTGAGCTTGTTGTAATAATGTGTTATGGGCTTTGCCTACAAAGCCGTAACCTGCAATAGTAATATTCATAAAGATTCAATCCTATTTTTAATTAATTTAGCCACTTCATCCGAAATAAGAACTTCGTAATGATTGTAATCTACGTATTCAATCTCCATATCTTTGCGCCAAGTCATACTTCGTAATGTAACAACACTATCGTTTTTTGAAAAGTGCCAAGGAACATTTCCTGTTGTGCTAACAATCTGTAGCCAAGGTACTTTAATATCAATGTCTAATGCATCAACAATTGGTTTTGACCTTAATCCTACGTCGTGAAATAAACTGTACGTTGGAACAAACATTTTTGCCCAATCAGCTGTTCGACTTCCACGGAACGGAGTGCTAATACTAATTACACTCTTTACTTTAAACTCATTTTGTATATAAGTTGCATAGATGCCTCCCAAGCTATGTGCAACAATAACAAAGTCTTTTTTATCTTTGAGATCTTCTCGCATCGCTGCAAGATTATGTGCAAATCCATCTGCACTGTTGTAATTTAAATTAGTATAGTCGTCATTAATATCGCAGCGCCAACGAATGTAATTAAAACTTCTATTGGTTGCATTTGCTCCGTGTATAAACACGATGTGTGGACGTTTTTTCTTCTTGGAGAAAACATTAATCATATATTACCTTTCAGTATATAGTATTTAATAATATAAAGGAGATATACAATTTAGTCAAGAAAAAAGACTTGCATTTTTTGCATATCGCACCTGCAATAATAACAGTTGATTTTAGTCAACTATTCGTTTATTATAGTATAAATAGTTAGGAATAGGACAGTATGACTGCACTATTTCAACTCTCCTAGAGCGTCTTCAGCTCTATAAAAATGATGAAGGGCATATCCTATGCCATACAAAGGTGACGCTGGAAGAGACCAGGGTTGTAATACCTACATTACACATACACATATAGAAACAGGAGAACGTAGCAATGACTACACTTATAACTACGGCCAATTGGATTGGCTTACCATCAATTGCGGAATGGTTTAACAAATTAAACGCAAACATGAAACGTGAAAAACTAGCACGTCAAACTATCAAAGAACTATCAGCACTTAGCGACAAAGAACTCAACGACATTGGTATTGCCCGTGGAGAGATTTGGAGCATTGCATATGATCTAGATGAGTTACAAAATACTAAAGCACATGCAAATTCAAACTTGAGAGGATGGGTATAATGGCTGTAGCATTTAGACAACCAACTTTTAAAAACCCATTACCTGCACTAGGAAAATTTGTTGTAACTGGTCTAATGACAATCTTCGTTGGTATGATTGCAATGGGCGAAACAGCAGGCCGTGCTAGAGCTGCTCGTGAACTTGCTAACATGGGAATGTACGACGAAGCAAAAAAACTTATGTTAAAAGGAGCAAGCAAAAATGTCTAACTTTATCAGAGGAACACTAACAATGCTTGGTGTGTTTTCAATTCTTGCTGCACTATTAACTATTAACGGACTTCATTACGCAGGATTGTTATAAAATATAACAAAAACTCTTGACTGTGATAAATATTGGTGTTACTATATAACACAAGTTACTGTTAGTAACACCACACACAATCACACATAGGAGAAACATATGAACCGCTTACTCTGTAAGTTAAGAGAGTGTGACGGATACTTCTGCGAGCAGGTTGCAATGCTAGGACTAGCACTTGTTACTTTTTCAATAATGTATTTGTCAATCTCACAAATTATTGCTTGACAAAAGCTAAATACCCTGTTACATTAGTAACACTATACACAGACACACAAGGAGAAAACAATGTCAAAAGTAGAAACTACATACGGTGAAACCATCTTGAAACAAACGCAAGAGATTGCAGATATGTTCAAGCAGGCAATGCCAAAAGTCACAACAAATAAAAATGGATACGAAATCCGCACCAAAGTGCTAGAGATGGCACAGAATAATGTATGGCAAGATTACCACGCCAAACTAGGTGCGTTTGAAACTGCTGTTACCAAAGACGGTGACGAAGTAGTAACCAAAGTGTCAATGCCAGAAGTACCAGGTGTTGATGCTGTAATGGAAGCTGCGGAGAAGTTTTACGATTTTGTAAACGGCAAGACTAATAAATAAAATTATAATACAACAAAGTACATTTGGGGCATAGCCCGTAATAACAATTTAAAAAAGTAGCAAGCCCCGGGCATTAGAAATAGTGTTCCGGGGTTAATCTTTTAGCGTTGTTCAATCCAAGTCATAGATGCCAGTGCGTCTTTACCCGTGCCGTTTGAAGCACACAGGATGGTGAATACATCACTGACTGTTCCTAAACTGCTTCTGCCAATTTGGTATGCTGTTTTCCCTTCCAACTCGATGCCCGTGCCGCCGCCGCCAGCGATAACGAACCCACTGTCAAGCACACGGCCGTGATTGGCTTCAGCGATAGGGGATGGATTGATATAGGTTTGATACTGTGTGAATCCGTTTGTGTCTGGATGGTCCAGCCAAGGTTGCGGACCATCTGCACCTGCTGTGACTTCTGCTGGTATTGTAGGATTACGCACCAGTTTGTAAAACACGTTGGTGTTGTCGATGGTAGCGACTTGGAACATCTGTGGTAACACAATTCCGTTCAGTGCTGAGGACTTTAGTTTAATGCTCAAAATGGGATACCAGTTGTCTTTGGTCACGGCGGAGGATAAAGCATTCGCCATTCGTGTGCCGTAGAAAGGAGCACTGATGTTTTGGGCAATACCAAGTTTGCCCACTGTGCCTTCTGATATAACACTGTTGGATCCTTGGAGCATAGTGTACGGACCACCCGCCACCGTGGTCAGTGCTTCTATTTCCATCCTGATGGGAAGGAAGGGAGTCTGTGCCCAAGGTCGTTCATATCTGTTGGCATTCTTATGGGTGTGTATTACGCGGGTCGCACCATCAATCACCCAACCAAATTTGACCTGTCCTGCACCATACCATTCATATTCAATGCTGACCAATTGTATCTTGGTGGAGTCTGCTGTAATACCACTTGATGATGTGCCGTCGAGTTTGTCGCCATTCCATTCACTTCTAGGAACCGCAATGTCACTACCACCGTTTGATACTGTACAGTTATATTGTGGAACACCATCCACCCATACGCCACTGTCTTCAAACCAAAAGCCATCGCCTGCCTCGTTGAACATTCCTAATCTTTTGCGGATGCCTTCCACAGGAGTGCCAAGCGTAACAGCGAAACTTACCGAGCTGGTCCTTCCTGGAACATATCTCTGTGAGAGAAGACTTTGCCTAATCACCTTGTCGCCACTGTCTCCATTGATGCTCATCAGCACTTGACTGCTGGCTGGTGCGTGGGTAGCACTGCCTGTGCCTGTTACATCGGTTTCCCATACATCCGTTTCCACACCATATTGGAATGTGTTGAAGAACACAGTTTCATAGAGACTGACTTTTGATCTACCCTTTGAGGTTAGATTGCTGTCGTCACCAGGACCAGTGGAAGTCTTGATACGCAGGACGGGTTGCCCTGACGAATCATAGTCCATTGCCTGGACCAAATCATTAGTGTTAGGTTCGTTAGTATGAACGTAGTTAGTTGAGTTGGGATTTAGATTAGGCATTTTATGTTGCCCAAGGTCTACCAGGCTTTAGTCCGCCAGTGTTAGGATTATCTACAAGAGGATCAGTATTGCCTGCACCATATTGTGTTGGTAGTTGAGTTATATCTGCTGTTGTATCCGCATAGCGACCCGGCTCAACTACATTGCGAGCTGCTCTATCTGCTTCTGCTAGAGCAAGTTTTGCTACCTGTCTTGCACTTTTTTGTGGAAGTGTTGAAATGCCATTAGCTGCCATTATTCATATCCTCTCGGGTCTTTAACTCTAATATCTGCAGGGTGCTTAGGCTTGTTTGGGCCACCGCCTGCAAGAGTTGTAATTGCGTCTACATCTGTAACTATTTCGTTTGGAGAATTTGCAAGAGGACCACGACTAGGATTATCAATCATATCTTTTACCATATGCTTGCCGTCTTCTGCATCTAACTCTTCTTGAGCATCAATAATATCAATTAATGCTCTTAATATTTCTTGTATTCGCATTGCGTACTCCTATAATATATTTATGCATAAGTAGATGTATGATCAACAAAAAACCCTTTCAAGACAAACTAGATCAGCTGAAACAGGAAGGCAAGTACCGTGTATTCAACGATATACTTCGTGAACGCGGAAAATTTCCTAAGGCTATTTGGTATGGCAAATACAATATTAAAGAAATTGTAAATTGGTGTAGCAACGATTATCTCGGAATGGGTCAAAATAAAGTTGTCATAGATGCAATGCATACTGCATTGAATCAAACAGGTGCTGGTAGTGGTGGCACTCGCAATATTGGGGGTACATCACACTATCACGTAGCACTAGAACACGAACTTGCCACTTTGCATAGCAAAGAACAGGCTCTACTGTATTCTAGTGCATATGTCGCAAATGAATGGACATTGGTTGCTCTAAAGCAAATCGTTACCGACATTGTGTATATCAGTGATTCAATGAATCACGCTTCTATGATCCAGGGGATAAGACACAGTGGTGCTGACAAGGTCATTTTTAAGCACAACGATATGGAGGATCTAGAATCTAAACTCAGTAGTTGTTCAGGCACGCCTTGTATTGTGTTTGAATCCGTATATAGTATGGATGGGGATATTGGGAAGATTCGTGAAATTTGCGACCTTGC